AGGTATATGAATGTGCAAATCACTATGTATGTATGTCCTGCGACAAACGGGTACATACTGGGGGGTGGGGGGTCTCATCAGGCGGTTTCAAAATAGGGTGGTATTTATCTGGAATCTACTCTTCCCTGTTTAATAATGCTGTGATCTTTTCCTCTATGTCTTGTTCTATGTCTGTGCTATCCCTTGTTTCCTTTTGCTCTGTCACATCTGTGAACATTGCGACTGACTTACCCAATAACTCTAAGGCTCTTATCCTTGCTGAATCACTATCTGACTCTTTGGACTCTTTATATAGTTGCTCTATGACATAGTTTCTTGTTCTGAGGCTAGATGCTACTGCACTGACCTCCTTACGCTCTAAAGCCTTTTGTATGCTTAGTGCTATCTTAGGGTTAGCTACTAACTTAGATGCCTCCACTTCTACCCACTTTGGAATCTTGCCTGTCTTAGTTAAAGCAACGTCATACACTTTTGCATAGACCTCTTTATAACTTCCTAACTTGCCTTTAACGATCTCATTAACAAACTGTCTTTGTTTAATGGTTAGATCATCCTTCTTTATGACTTGGAGTTTTGGTTTTGTTGTGTCGTCTTTCATAAGAGAAATATTAACTGGTATCTGGAATCTTGGTAATGCTCACATTTAGCTATCAGTTATATAGATAAATATGATTAGACAATGAGGATTGATTTTGAGATACTATCCCCATGGTGGAACGTTGGGATAACAGTGCTACCTCCTAGTGAAACATAAAGCTAGGGATTCGCAACGCGAGTGAATCAGAAAACAATGGGCGTGGGTGAATCTTTAAGGGATTCTTTAAGGGATGAAATTCCCCTTGAACTGAGACCAAATTAGGCGATAGCTAAAACAGTCTTAACTAGGGAAAATTAAAAACTACTGACACAACCTCCAGTGTCTGTGAATTAACACACTGAAGAGAATCCGCATACTGTGGATTCAAGAAACATATAATCTTGGAGGATTAAAAATGAGAAAAGTATCAATTGATATTGCAAAAGCATTTCTAAATGGAAAGTCTAGAACTATTGGAAACTCTTACACTGAAGAGGGAAAAATAGTTTTACATGGAAACACCATTGCATGGTGGGAGAATGATATAGGTAATATGAATAAATCTCATTTAGTCTTTTCTATGTGTGGGTGGGGAACACCTACAACAAGGGAACGATTAAATACTTTGTTCTATCATCTATATGCTGACCCTGTTTATCTTAGCCAAAAGAACTTTGAACAAGTGCTGACGATCAATGACAAAGAATACGATTTAGACACTAAAGGCGTTTATTGTATTCGCAACGTTAATGGGAAAATCTTTTTAGATGAGCCTATTGAAAGTCTTTATGAAAAGAAATTTAGTCTTGCTTGGAGATAAATAAACCTACTGATGAGCCAATGAGATTTTGGCGAAACTAGATAGCATTATGTTATCTAGTCTAGGTAATTAAAAACTGACTGGAGGGTCAATTATTATGGAAAATAAAATTACTACTATTATTGTTAATCCTAAATTAAAAACTGTTGAGTCTAAGGAGATAGTCGCCAGTGATATTGCTAAAGAAGTTGGCAATACTCCACTGTCTGCTGTTTACTTCCAAGATCACGTTATGATCTTAGACGATGAGGGATTACTAAGAAGTGAACAACATCACTTCAAAATTTCCTATAAAGATGTTGTCGATATGTATACGCTGAATCAATCTTTTTGTGGCAATGGTGTCATAGTCAAGATTAATCCTGAAGGCGAAGAGATATCAGCAACGTTGGATATTGAGGATGTTAGAAAACATATAACGTTCTTAAATCCAAGTGAAGTATCAGAACTCTATCAAGGTGACCAAGAAGAGATTGATCAACCTTGGATGCTGACATTAGGAAATTTATAAACCTACTGATGAGCAAGTGAGAGTCTTGCGAAACTAGACCCTTTTTTTACTGCAAATTTTAGAGGGTCTAGTCTAGGTGGATTTACTGGAAAATATTTTTTTATTGACTGGTAAATCTTTTTACTAACTTTGTTTCATGGAGGAAAATTATTATGAAACCAAGTCAAGCATTGCAGATTATGAAATCTGTTTTAAGTGGTGGAAACACACCTTTCCTATTAGGTGGGACAGGTGTTGGAAAGTCTGCTGTCGTTAAACAATTAGCTACTGAACTAGCTGATACTAGGAAGATAGTCGTTGATGAAATTAATCCTAAACCTAAAGAGTTTGGATTTATTGATTTTAGACTGTCTTTATATGAATCAGTTGATTTAGGTGGTCTTCCTTATATAGATGATGAGGGAGGACAAAAGAGAGCCTTTTTAGGCAATCTTCCTAAAAGTGGTGAAGGTGTCTTATTCTTTGACGAATATGCTCAAGCACATCCAAGTGTTCAAGCTGTCGTTGGACAGTTGATCTATGAGAAACGTTTAGGCGAGTACGTCTTGCCTGAAGGGTGGAAAATGATATGTGCAGGGAATAGAGCCAGTGATCGAGCAGGTAGTAATAAACTACCTAGTCACGTTGTTGGTAGATGTTCTCTTATTAACTTTGAACATGACTTTAGCGATTGGGATAAGTGGGCAGTAGAAAATGACGTAGATAGTAGAGTCGTTGGGTATCTTAATTTTCAACCTAATGCGTTGAATGATTTTGACCCTAAAGTGACAACACCTCAACCAAGTCCTAGAGCATGGACTAGGTTAAGTGATACGTTAAAGACGAATCCNCCAAGGGAACTTATACAAAAGATAGCTGAATGTGATATTGGAGAGATACAAGGTATCGAATTCAATACGTTCATTTCTCTTATGGATGATGTTCCAAATTTGAGTGACATAGTTAAAGGTAAAGCAGTAGATGTTATTGATAAAGTAGGTCTATGTTTTGCTACTTGTGTTGCTCTTATAGATGTAATTAAGGGTGCTGAGGAATCTGATGTAAAAGATTATTTCAGTAATGCCCTTGCCTACATCAAACAATTTGCTACCCCTGAATTTAGCCTGTTCTTTGTAAGACAGTGTGTAAAAAGGAGAAGTGAATTAGTAGATACTTCAGTCTATGCAAAATTCAAAGTTGAGCATCAAGACTTAGAGTATTAAACCTACTGATGAGCCTATGAAATTTAGGCGAAACTGGAGAGTAGAAGTCTATGGTATATGGGAGAAGGGGTTTCCCATTTAAGTACAACCGCGTTAGACGAGCAAAATAAATATTAAATGCTTAAAGCGATAAAACAAAAGTCTTATATCAAGGTACTACTTTGACAAACACTTTCCAGTCTAGGTGTTTCCTAGTGATAGGAAATATTATTAACCAGTATTTATTTTTCTAGGAGGTTTTATGAAAAACGAAAATACTAATACGTTGAATGAAAATGCTACTTTAGTGAGACTTACTACTAAGTTTTGGAGTGGCATTAAAACTGATAAACGTTTAAGAACNAATCTAGCTGACATTACTAATGCCAGTGATGAGAAACTTCTACACGTTGCTAAACACCTTGTTGGTTTTGATGCCAATAAGTATTTTAGAAGGATTATTAATAAGGTGAGGAATGAGTATTACTATCCTCTGACTTTACCTTGGGATGATAATTCTGCTAATGACGATAACAAGGTAATCAGTGGGTGGCGATTATGTCCAAACAGTCAATTAGACGAACTGCAAAAAGCTATTGATGTTGCTAAACAAGACTTCTTTAAAGAAGTGGATGATTTTTGTAAGCGATATCCTAGTTTAGTTGATGATGCTAAAGACAGTTTGGGAGATGCTTATAACTTTGCTGATTATCCTGATGTTGATGATATTAAAGGTAAATTCAAATTTGATTTTGAGATATCTTTAATACCTAGTTATAGCAACGATATCAGATTAAACGTTAGTGCTGATCTAAGGAAACGAATTGAACAGGATGCTGAAAAACGTCTAAGCAAAAATGTTAAGGCTATTTTTCAAACTACTGTTGATGCCTTAGTTGAGCAAGTGCAACACATATCAGACAAACTGAAAACTTATGACCCCAACACAAAAGGCGGTGGATTCTTTAAGGATTCAAGTTTTGATAAATTGCGAAAAGCAGTTGAGGTAATTCCTAACGTCAACAAAGATGTTTTAGGCAATGACCCTGATATAGCTGATGCACATTCAAATTTGGTTAGTGTTCTGTCTACTATAAACAGTGTGGATTCTTTAAGGGATGATACTGATATTGGCGATACGAAACGAAAGCAAGTTGCTGATGATCTTCAAAAAGCTATTGACCCATTGAAAAGTGGGATGCTTAAAAAACTTGGGGGTCACAATGACGAATAGAGTTTTACAAGCTAGATCAAGATTAATGAAAAACGATATTGGCATTGCCAGTATGTTATTAAATCTTGAGTTAGTAGAAACTGACCAATGTGAAACAATGGCTACCAATGGCAAAGAGATACTTTGGAATCCTAAATTTGTTAAAGACATTAGTGATAAGGAGATTCAAGCAGTATTAATCCATGAGGCTATGCACGTTGTATGGGAACATCCATTAAGACGTGGCAATAGAAATCATGCTTTATGGAACGTTGCTACTGATTATGTCATCAATGCCTATGTTCAGTTTGATCTGAACATGGATTTACCTGAAGGCGGTTTAATAGATTATAAATATCATAGGTGGACTGCTGAACAGGTTTATCGAGAACTTGATACGAATGATGATGCCTTGCGATTGGCTATTGCTGAGGCGAATCAAGGCGAGGGCAATAATGAAGGTGTTGAAGGTGGAGATAAATACTCTGCTATTCCTAAACTTGTTGGCGAGGTCTTGGATGCTCAAGACGAAGAGGGCAATCCACTTAGCGAACAAGCCAAGGAGGAACTATCCAACACTATCAGATCGCAAGTGTTTTTTGCTGATAAGATCGCAAGTCTTAATGGAACATCCTCAATGGGTGGTCGAGTTGATGCTGTAAAAGGTGGCTCGATAAACTGGAAGGACTTGCTGTCTGAGTTTCTAACCTCAATTACTAATTCAGATCAATCATGGTCTAGATTAAATAAACGTCATGCTTGGCGAGGTATTAATCTTCCAAGTAGGATACGTTCTAATACAGGTGGGGAATTAGCAGTTGCCATTGATACTAGCGGAAGTGTGTCACAGTTTGAACTCAATATTTTTGCTGAGGAACTTCAAGCGATATGTGAATCTTGCAACATTGATAAGGTGCGAGTTTGCTATTGCGATACCACAGTTAGAAAAAATAATGAGGGCGAATGGTGGGATGTTTATGATCTATCCCTTGGGGAAGATATAGAACTCACAGTGCGAGGTGGAGGGGGAACTGAATTTGACCCTCCATTTAACTTGTTCAATGATTACTCTGATGATGTTCAAGACGTATGTGCCTTCATCTACTTTACTGATGCCTATGGGGATGTAAGTAAAGATGTTGAGCCTGACGTTCCTGTTGTTTGGGCGATTACTCATAATGGTTATGAGTATGACCCTGAATTTCCTTTTGGGCAGAACGTTTACGTCAATGTTTCTGAGTTTCATTAACGTATGATCGATTTAAGGGTAGGGTAATCTAGCCTATGCTAGACCCTTACCCACTTCGTTTTAATGCAATAGACGTGATCTAGTGAAGTCGATTTTGGAGTTTTTGTCTGAAAAATGGGTGTTTTTCACTGATGAGCCTAAAAATAGGCGAAACAGGAACTTTAATAAATTAATTAAAACTTGGAGGTTTTATGGAAGAGAATAAAAAAATTGTTGCTACACAAATTCTAGTGGAGTGGAGTAACAATCCAAAAATGCAAGTCTTACTCAATGATATGCCTGAACAATTAAGGCAAGACTTTGATGCTTGGTTATCAAAAATTGAAAGTGAGGAGAACTCAAGATGAAAAAAGTTATAACTTACTTTATGGATAATCCTTGCTATCTTGAGAGCAAAAAATTATCTAACTCTCACAAAGTTGGAAAATGTGTTGTTGATGATATTCAATACAATGGATACGTTAGCAATGGTTATTACTATGTTGTTCGTGAGGATGAGTCAAAAGGTTTTTATGGTTATAGGCAAAAGACTGATAACTATTATCCTGAACTGGATGATTAACCATTTCTTGCCAGTTGCTAGAGTGCAAGTTGTCGAGCAAATTAAATATTAAATGCTAATGATAAATAACAGGCAATCAATATGGATAGCAGTAAGTCTGACAAACTTACCCAAAAAAAATGTCATAGGCGATAGCTACTTTAATTAGTGGTTATCGCCTTTTTTTTCGCCTAAAGAAAAGTGGATATGCGAAGCTCCGAGAGGACGTTAAAAAAAAATATTAACTGGTATATGTTTTGACTTGCGTCTGCGTGATAGTAGTTGTTCACATTTTGCGTACTGGGGGATTTTTAAATATTTACTGGTCAAATGAGGGTGTGAAATACCTGTGGATAAATTGTTAATTACTTGTGGATAACTATTGCGTTATGCAATCGGTTAAGCTATATTTATACCACTGTATGTTTGCAACAAGGTTTTAAACCTCCAGTCCTTGTTGATAAGTTAGTAGACCTAACCTAGAAGGGAAGATGTAAAAGTCTTCCCTTTTTTTTCGTCTGTAAAAAGTATTAGTAGACTGTCGATTGAAATTTTCCAGAGGATCGAAGCATTGACTGGTAAATATTTTGTTGGCAGGGCAGGGAGATGACTGGTAAATATTTCTTTTTTGAGCTACTACATCTTGTGGTGGGGGGGTTATTAGACACTATATCTTGTGTTTTATGCTTTCATTTTGGTAGCACTTCGCTTACAATTATTGAATGTACGCTGTTATTAGACACACTTTTGATATGGATACCGAAGATAAATACAGGTCTGTTGGCGAATGGAAACACATTGTATGGGTTTTTAAAGAAGAGACTGATGCCATGACCTTTGCTATTAGTTTGTTAGATCATCCCTTATTAATGGCTAATGAGCATTATCTATCTCACGCTATAGAGACTTTACAAGAGGGTAAGTTTTGGCAAGTGGGTCGTGAAAGTGTAGCAGTAGGCAAAGTTCACAATACACCAACAATAATTTACGAGGATTCAGAAGATGTCACACAAAAGTCTGTTCATTAGATGCTCTGAGGACACCTATAAACTTGCTCATGCCTTGGCTAGAAAGGAAAGCAGATCACTAAACAAGCAAATAATTCATATGATACATTCGTTGGCAGATGCTAAGAACGTGACAGTTGACGATCATGTTGAAAAGGAAGAGGTAGTAATACACTCAACACCAGTTGAGCCTAAATGGGGTTTGACAGGGCTTGTTGAAACAAAGAAACAGGACTCTGATTCCCAATAAACCAATAAGTCATTAGACTATCACTACTAGCAACAACCAATTTCACATCCCTTTCTTTAACTCTTTTAGGGTTTGATACAAAGAGTTCCCACAATCTTGATTCGTTTTTATGACCCAAATCTTCTTGCAGATGTCTTTGCACTTTAATTAATATCACAGCACGAGGAGAAGACCCAGAAAAAGATTGACCTGTAAATATTTTTTCAGGCTTCGGGGAACAAGATGGTGTGAAGCAACCACTTTTAGATATGATTTCTAAGTATTTGTTTAATACGTTATGCTGTTGTTCGTCTATATGACTGTCGATAAAGAGTCTGTCGATTAGATGTTGATCGTAGACAATGGCTCTGCCCTGTCTACTTTTTTTGATTGGAGTAATGCCTACTTTATTGTGCTTGTGTAAGTAAGCATTACCTATTTCGTTTAACTGAAGATTAGAAATCCCAGTCGTAATTGTCTGCAATAACTTCTGCTTGGTCATACTGATTATTAACAGGATTAAAGATTAAGTTTACACTGCCTAAACTACCATTCCAACCCCAACGACATTTCCAACAATGAATCTCTACTCCTTCGTCTCCTCTGTAGACTGTCATTCCCATGTCTGCTTTACTAAACCATGCCATTGATTTAGCTATGTCAACGCCAGTACATACGTTTTTCTTTCCGTCTCTTACAAATGGCTTTGTTGGGTGTGCCACAAAGAATACCAAAACGTCATGCTGTTTTGCGAACAGTTGTACTTTCGTTAGCATTTCACTGACCATATCTGTTTCTAAACCAGTGTGTTTGTCGTTATGGATGAAGTTGTAAGGGTCTATGACCAAACACCTAATACCATTACGCATCACTGCTGATTGAGCCTTTTCAAGTATGGCATCTATCGTGGGTAATTCACCGCCAAGATAGTCTTGGAATAAGATGTGATCTTTAATCCATGATTCAGCAAAGTCCTTCTCCTCTTGTGACATACGAGGATTCTGCCCTTCAAAGAAAGGTTTACCAGTCAATACTTGTGCAAGTTGAACTGCGTGTAAGCTAGGTGGCTTTTCAAAAGAACAGAAACAGGTCTTCCAACCTGACGTTCTGCCAACGTTTACAATAAGTTGATCTATAAAAGCTGACTTGCCGTCACCTGGATATCCAGTCACAACAAATAAATTTCCAGTGGCGAGGGTAAAGAGAGAATCAACGTTTGAGAAACCTGTTGTAACTCCTCTAGGTTTGCCTTGCTCATACAAATTTTGGAACTCATCTTGGTAATGGTCTATGCTGTTGAGTCCATGTAAAGGGATAGGCTCTGCGTTTATGACTTGCTTTCTTAACGTTTCAGCACCTTCAACCATGAGAACATCATTACTATCCTTATGTCCTTTGTAATCTATGCGATAGCATCTTGCTATATTCAATCGTCTTGCTAATTCATGTGCCAATACATCACCTGCGTTATCGTTATCTGTTGCTAAGATAATGCGAGATACACCTTCAAACTTCTCTCTGTCCTCCCATACATACTTAAACTTATTGTCTTCGCTAGGGTCTATCTTATTGTCTGTGATCTTGCTTGGTGCACCATTGGGTACTGAGTAAACTTCTATGTTGGCATAGTCTTTAAAAGCTGTTTTGATAGCCAAACAATCCATTTCTCCCTCTGTTATGACAATGGTATCTTCAATGTCTTTAAGGTTTTCATCTTTAGGATTCAGACCCCACAACCTGTTGACACTTCCCTCCCACCAAAACATCTTCTCACCATTTGCACTGCGATACTTCATGGCAACCACGTTGTCCTTGTCGTCAACGAAGGAAAAACCTATGACTGGTTTATATTTCTTT